TATTTGGCTTCCTAATGCCCTAAACCCCAAGCGCAACAAGCGCAACAACATTTTTGTGCAACACGAGCGCAACAAGCGCAACAAACGTGTTGCACTCGTGTTGCGCTCGCTCGACGGACGTGCTATAGTTTGGGTATGGCACGACCACAGAAAACAGCCACCTTGACTGCTGAGCAGATCGAGCAACTCGCCGCTATCGGCTGCGCGGATAGCGAGATCGCGGCGCTGTGTCAGATCAGCGAGCACGTATTGCAACGAAGTTTTGGTGCTCAGTTAAAAAATGGCCGGGCCAACCTGCGCGTTCGCGTTCGGCGCAAGCAACTCGAACGCGCCGATCAGGGCTCGGATACCATGCTCATCTGGCTAGGCAAGGTGTATCTCAACCAACGCGAAACGGTGGAGACGCAGATCAGTGGGCCGAACAACGGGCCAATCCAGATCCAAACCTACGACTACGCCGCTGCGGCTGCCGGGCTTGCGGCACGACCAAGTACAGATCGTGACAAGCCTGAGCACGAGTAGCACCGTTGTCGTAGCGTGTGGACGTCGTTGGGGCAAAACCCTGATGGGCGGCACCCTGGCGCTGCATCGCGCTGCGCATGGCGGAGCCGTCGCGTGGATTGTGCCCACCTACAAGAACGCACGTAGCCCCTGGCGCTTCGCTGAGATGCACGTGGGCAATCACGGCGACGTCAGACGCTCCGAGCGCGTCGTGACGTTGGGCGCGGGCCGCCTGTCGATCTATTCAGCCGACAACGACGTGTCGATCCGTGGCGAAGCGTTCGACCTCGTGATTGTCGACGAGGCCGCCATGGTGCGCGAAGAGACGTACACCGACGTCATTCTCCCAACGCTTGCCGATCGCTCGGGGCGTGTGTTGCTCATCTCCACACCCAAAGGCCGTAACTGGTTCTGGAGGGAGTGGCAGCGCGGTAAAGCGGGACAACCCGGCTACACATCGTTTCAAGCACCCACCAGCGCCAATCCGATCCCGTCGATTAAGCAGGCCGCTGAACTGGCACGGGAGCGCGTGAGCAATCGCACGTATCGTCAGGAGTGGCTGGCGGAGTTCGTCGAAGACGGCGGTGGTGTGTTTCGCGGCGTACGCGCTGCGGCGACCGTCGCACCAGGTGCCCAGCGTGTCGATGGGCACACCTACGTCATTGGCGCAGACTGGGGCCGCTCGAACGACTACACCGTCTTCACCGTCGTCGATGCCACCACGCGGCAGGTCGTGGCCGTCGATCGCAGCAACCAGGTAGAGTACGCGGTACAACGCGGGCGACTCAAGAACCTCGTACAGCAGTGGCGGGCCAGTATGGTGGTTGCTGAAGTGAACGCAATGGGACAGCCAATCGTAGAGATGCTGATCCGCGATGGGCTGCCGGTGAAACCCTTTGTGACGACAAACGCGTCAAAGAGTGTTATCATTGATGCGCTGGCGCTCGCACTGGAACGCGGCGAGCTCCAGCTCTTGCAATATGAGCCGTTGCTCGATGAGCTGGAAGCGTTCGAGATTGATCGCACGCCCAGCGGCAGCACGCGGTACGGTGCGCCGTCGGGTGGGCATGATGACTGTGTGATGAGCCTGGCCATGGCGTATGATGGTCTGGGCCGTACGCGGTTTGCAGGAGTGCGTTGATGGGTATTGTCGATCGCGCCAGGTTCGCACTCGCACGCCTGCTCTACAAGGCAGGTGGCTTAGCGATTGTGCCACGGTGGGTGGACACGACGGTTCTCGAACCCTCGTGGCGAGCGCTGAGCCGCGACGGATACCAGCGCAACGCATCGGTCTTCGCGTGTGTCTCGGTGCTCTCGTTTGACATGGCCGAGCCTCCACTCTGTCTCTACACGCCACAGGGCGAGATGATCGAGCATGGTCAACTAGCACGACTGTTGCGACGCCCAAATGGCATGATGAGCCAACGGGAGTTGATGCAGATCGCGACGGTGTACGCTGCCGTCGGCGGCAATGCGTACCTCCACATCGTGCGCGATCGACGTGGACAGCCCATCGAGCTCTGGCCGTACCACGCGGGCCAGATGATCCCGATCCCCAACACCGATCCCAACGCGCCCATGTGGATCGAGCGCTACGACTACGATGATGGTACGTCACGGCTCTATCCTGTCCCAGTGCAAGACGTCATTCACCTACGGTGGCCCTCCGTCGATCTCTCGCAGCCCTGGCACGCGCTCCCACCACTCGCAGCGGTTGCCGCGGACGTGGACGCGGGCAACGAAGCGATCCGCTACATTCGTGCGCTTCTGAAGAACGACGCCACTCCGCGTGTGGTACTCACCACGCCTACGGGAGCGTTCTTAAGTGATGAGACGGTCGCTCGTATGAAAGAGCAGTGGGGCGAGCGCTACGGCGGCGACCAGCGCGGGAGCGTGGCGGTGCTTGAGGAGGGCGTGACACTCCAGCGGCTCTCGCTTGACATGAGCGAGATGGCGTTTGAGGCGCTGATGCGCGTGCCTGAAACGCATATTGCCGCTGCGTTCAGGATTCCTCCGATTATCGCCGGTATCGGCGCGGGCCTGGACGCTTCGACCTACAGCAACTATGCCGAAGCGCGTCAGGCGTACACGCAGCAGACACTCACCCCGCTCTGGGCCGCGTGGAGTGAAGAGATTGATGCAGCACTCGCCCAGCCGGTGGGGCTGAAGATCGCCTACGATCTGCGCCACGTCGCCGCGATGCGTGAGAACCAGAACGCGCTGAGCGAACGAACCATCAACCAGTGGACAACCGGCCTGATGACGCGCAACGAAGCACGGCGCATGCTCGGCCTGCCAGAGGATCCCTACGGCAATGTCTACGCCATGCCCGCCAACCTGGTACTGATCCCGCAGTCGTTCGAGGCCCCCGAGCCACCAGAGCCTGAAGAGGAGGAGATGCCCGAGGAGCCGGAGGAGCCCGAGGAAGAAGATAGTCCAGAAGACGAGCTCGAAGACGAACTGGAAGATGAGATGGAAGACGAGCTCGAAGATGATCCGGACGACCCAGACGAGCCGGACGACAGCCCTGACGACGAAGATGAGCCTGAAGAGCCGGAGCAGCGTGCTGCCCCGGCTTCGTCGATCACCCCGGCGCGGGAGTATGTGCCGCCACAGATCGACGACGTCGCCATGTCGATCTCACGGCGCATCCGGCGCTATCTGAGTGAGCAGTATCGGCGTGCTGCTGATGCCCTGCGAGCGCTTGAGCCAGAGATGGCAACGCGAGCCCTCGAAGACCAACTCCCGCTTGACTTCGGCGACAGCATCGCCGAGATCATGCGTCAGTTCTACCCACTCCTGCTTGAGCGCTCCTGGGATAACGCGGTGCGTCAGATCGGCGTTGAGTTGGCGTTCGATCTGGAGAACCCGAAGGTGCAGGAGACGCTGCACCTGTTGGCGTTGGAGGTGCGTGGCATCTCGGACACGACACGCGAGGAGATACGCGGCATCGTCGGTCGCATGGCATCCGAGGGCATTAGCTACGAAGCGGCAGCGCTAGAGATCGTCCAGTTGGCCGGTATCCACAGCGAAGCACGCGCTCGAACGATTGCCGTGACCGAATCGGCCAGGGCGTGGACGCAGGGAAGTATCCTGGCGTGGCAGGAGAGTGGGGAAGTGGATCGCATGGAGTGGAGTGCTGAGCCGGACTGCTGCCCAATCTGTCGGACGGTGCAGGGTACCGTCGTTCCGCTAGGCACACCATTCCAGGGCCTGATGCCACCCGCACACCCGAATTGTCGGTGTGCCCTGCTCCCGGTGTTGACTGATGCCTAGTCGCAGCGAACTTCTCAAGGCGGCTGAAACGCTACACCGGGCCGCCAGGCTCTTGGAGCTTCAGGCACAGCGCGTGCGGGCCGAGCAGGACGCGACGCACGATCGGGCCATGGTGAACGCACGCGGAATGATTAAGCGCATTGCGAGAGGAGAGAGTCATGCCAATTCCCACACCACAGAGCGGGGATGATCGCATCAGCTTCATGGAACGGTGCATGGAGGACACGACCATGCAGATCGAGTATCCTGATCGCACGCAGCGCTTTGCGGTGTGCCTGGCTCAGTGGCAGGAGCGCCGCGGTAAGCGCGAGCGGCAAGCGCTGTTGCAGCCGACG